CAGATCCAGCATTGTATCCAAAAGGCATGTTACTATGGAACTTACGTAGAAGCGGTTATAACGTAAAAGAATTCAAACGTGATTATATTAACACAGCTGATGACAACGTTCGTTATGACCCAGGCTCAACAGGCGGTCAAGCAATGGCTGACTACTATCCACATCGTTGGGTAACAGTTTCTAGCAACCAAGACGACGGCTCTGGTAGCTTTGGACGTAAAGCACAACGTAAAGTTGTTGTACAAGCCTTACAAGCTACAGTTAATAGTAATCAACAGATCCGTGACGAAGACGGACGTATCTTTAACTTAATTGCTTGCCCAGGTTATCCTGAGCTAATCGGCGAAATGGTTACATTGAACTACGATCGTGGGCTAACAGCATTTGTTGTTGGTGATACTCCTGCTCGTTTAACACCTGATGCAACCAGCTTGCTACGTTGGGGTAATAATGAGCTAATTGCTGTAGAAGATAACGATATCGGAGCAGCTAGCTTTGACGAGTACATGGCTATGTTCTATCCATGGGGCTTCACAAGCGACAACTTTGGTAACAATGTTGTTATTCCTCCAAGTCATATGATGTTAAGAGTTATTGCTCTAAACGATCAGGTAGCTTATCCATGGTTTGCACCAGCAGGTGTACGTCGTGGCGGCATTACTAACGCAACCGCAGTTGGCTATGTTAACAGCGAAGGCGAATTTAGAAGTGTAGCACTAAACACAGGACAACGTGATACGCTATACGAAACAAAGGTTAATCCTATTACATTCTTTACAGGTACAGGATTAGTTAACTATGGTCAAAAGACACGTGCTCGCGCAGCCAGTGCTTTAGATCGTATTAACGTAGCTCGACTAATTGTTTACTTACGTAGACAACTAGCTGTTTTAGCTAAACCATATATCTTTGAACCAAACGATAAGATTACTAGAGATGAAATTAAGGCAGCGGTTGAAGCTTTACTATTAGAACTAGTAGGACAACGTGCTCTATACGATTACCTAGTTGTATGTGACGAAAGTAACAATACACCTAACAGAATTGATCGTAATGAGTTATGGATTGACATAGCAATTGAACCAGTTAAAGCAGTTGAATTTATTTACATTCCACTACGCTTGAAGAATACTGGCGAAATTGCTGGCCTATAATATAGAGGAGCATTAAAAAATGGCAATCGCAACATTAACAAGATTTACAGTACCCCTAGCTAGCGACCAATCTGCTAGCGCACAGGGTATGCTAATGCCTAAGCTCAAATATCGTTTTAGAATGATGTTTGAGAATTTTGGTGTTTCTACTCCTACAACAGAACTTACAAAACAAGTTATGAACGTTGGTCGACCAAACTTACAGTTTGCAAACCAAGTAATTGAAACTTACAACAGTAAAATCAACTACGCCGGTAAGCACACATGGCAAACTATTGCAGTTAGCCTACGTGACGACGCTACAGGACAAGTTGCTAAGTTAGTTGGTGAGCAAATGCAGAAACAGTTTGACTTTTTTGAGCAAGCTAGTGCTGCAAGTGCTATTGACTACAAGTTCATGTTAAGATTAGAAATGCTAGACGGTGGCAACGGAGCAAACACACCAAACGTCCTTGAAACATGGGAAATGTATGGTTGCTATGTAACCGCAGTCAACTATCAATCATTAGCCTACGGTGACGCTGCACCAGTTCAGATTGATTTAACAATTCAACCTGATAACTGCTTACAGATTCCATCGGGCACTGGCGTTGGAGCCGCTGTACCAAGAACACTCGGTACTGCTGCAACAGGACCTGGTGTTTAATAAAACACAAAAGAAGCAGCGAAAGCTGCTTTTTTTGTGATCCATTTTTATCTACGTAGATAATGGTAGATAAATAATTGTATGTCAAGCTATTCTAATCGTCAATTTAATAGTGGTTCCGGTGGGTCACCTGTACTACGTGATTTCCAACATGCTGCTCGTTCTTTCATCGACGGCGACTTTGCACTAGCTCCAAGGCTTAAATTTCAACATCATGTTGTTATAAGCACCTTAGGAGGCTCAAGCTCTCAACTTAGTGCTGTTATTAAAAGCATGGAAACTCCTAAAATTTCTGTCAATACAGAAGTAGCAAATCAATATAACAGACGTAATGTTATAATGTTAAATTTAAATTATCAACAGGTAACATTAAAATTTTATGATGATAATTCTGGAGTAGCTAGAAAAGTTTTTGAAAGTTGGTACAGTTATACATTCGGTGACCATGGCGCAGCACAAGCTGGTCTATATGGTAAAAGTTTTGGTCCTCCATTGACTTCATATGGTTTAGAAAACGAACCTGTAGTTCCTTTTGTAAATTATGTAAAAATTCATACATTTGCTAAACGCAAATGGCAAGGGTTTACATTAGTACACCCTGTTATTGTATCATGGAGCCACGATACATTTAACTGGACCGATACAAGTCCTGCAGAACACACTATGGTAGTAGCTTATGATGCTGTAACATATGATAGCGGTAGTGCAGGACCTGGAAGTCCACCAAACTTTGCATCTGCAAATTACGATCAAACTCCGAGTCCGTTAAAGTCGGGTGGTGGTGGAAGAAGTCCGTCGCCGGGTGTACAAGGTGGGGTTCTAAACGGTAAAGAACAAGTATTTGGATCTGCTGAAAGAAAAGTAGATCCTACTAGTGCTTACAAAAGTCCATTATCGGCTCTTTCAGCTAATCCTAATTCTGCTAAACAGTATATTGAAACTAAACCATTAACTAATCAAGGTCAAGCAAATTCTACAAAAAATTCACCTATTAGAAATCCGCAAAGAAGTTCAAACTTAGGACGTATTGGATTAAACGACACAGCATTCCCTGTTTACGACAAAGATAATACTGTGCCTACAACACAAAGAAGAATAACTGGTTTATAACATGGCAGTCGAAAGAAAATATAATCTACCTAGTAAAGAAGTCACTGACAGCAGCGAAGAAGTAAGAAACTTCTTTGATAAATTTTTCTTACATCAAATTACTTTTCCTAGTAATCAGATAGATGCTGTTATAGGATTTTTCTTAAAAAGAGGATTTGATGAACAGGCAGCACGTAGCACTTGCATTGTACTATTAAATCAAGCTAGATTAGAAAACATAAATCCTTTACAGCTATTAGATACACTAAAAGGGCTCAATGATGTTAAACTTAGCGAGATAGTCACTGAGGTATTAAACACTTATCGTGATAGACGATCTGCATTAGGTTATAAACTTACAGTGCTTGAAGAAACCCTAGAAAGCAGAAACATTGTTCAATGAGTCGCAGATTTGCTCAAGGAAAATATCAAGTTATTAATGCCGACAAATATGTAGGCACTCGCCAACCTACATATAGGAGCAGCTGGGAATGGAGCTTTATGAAGTTCTGTGACACAGACCCTAGAATACTAAAATGGGCAAGCGAATCTATCAAAATACCTTATCGAGATCCATTTACAGGTAAAGGTACAATTTACGTACCTGATTTTTTTATACAGTATGTAGATAACAAAGGTAAAATGCAAGCCGAAATTATTGAAGTAAAACCACAAAATCAAACAGTGCTAGAAAAAGTCGGTAGGAATCGTAACAACCAAATACAGTATGCAAAGAATGTAGTTAAATGGCGGGCAGCTCAAGAGTTTTGTAATAAACAGGGCTTAAAGTTTCGTGTACTTAACGAACAAGACTTATTTCATAATGGTCGCAGAGGATAAGTAGTATTATGAAAAAACTTGAAGAAATCCTTAATTTGCCTGAAAGCAAGAAGACTATTAAAAAAGCTGAACGTCAAGAAGCTAAAGAATCTGTCGCTCAACCATTTTTAAGAGATATTTCGGAATTTGATAAAATCTCTAGTGCGTTACCGCAAGTAAAGGGTCTCGGCGATATAAGCGATAAAGAATTTGACGACCTAGCACAACGAGCAACAGATGCGTTTGATGATTTAATGGATTTAGGCATGAACGTAGAAGCTAGGTATAGCGGTCGTGTATTTGAAGTTGCTGGCGGCATGCTTAAGAATGCTATTGATGCAAAAGCAGCTAAAATTGATAAAAAACTTAAAATGATCGAGTTACAAATTAAAAAACAAAAACTAGATCAAGATGCCGGTGAAGATAATGGCGTAGATGTTAGCGGTACTGGAGTTATTGTTACAGATCGCAATAGCCTTATTGAAAAACTGAAGAATTTGAAATAAATATATTATCGGAATTTTGACCATGAAATCATTTAAAGACTACCTCACTGAAAGCATAGAAGAAAAACTTTACTCTTTTAAGATTAAAGTTGCTGGAAAACTACCTGACAACTGCGAAGATGTCATGGAAAATGCTTTGAAAAAATATGAAATAGCTAAATTTGCTAAAGCTAGAACTGTACCTATTCAAGCTAAGGTGCCTGATTTTCCAGAAATGGAAAACGTAGAAGTAACAGTTTTTGACGTGGATCTAAAGTATCCAACAACTAGTACAGTACTACACAGTTACATGACTGAACAAACTGGGCTACAAGGATGCTGTATCAAAGTAAGAACCGCGCTTGAAGAGAATGAAGCAGAATTAAATCTTGAAGAAGAAAATGCAGAAACAAAAGGCGGAAAACCTTTAATTGGTCAATGTGATTTTCCTGCAAGCAATAATCAAAAAATAGTAGGCGAAAAACATGTTCTTAGTCTACTTAAAGAATTGTCAAAGAAAAGAAATGAACCGCAACAATATAAAGGTGTTAATGACAGTTTGTTAGCTAAAAAAGCACCAAAAGAAAAAGCCGCTGAACTTGCTAAAGCTTCACCTGCTAAGAGCCCTATTAGCGGCAAAGGAAAAACAAAATGAATTTTCAAGAATTATTATCTCGCATCAACGAATTAGATCAGCCTATGATCGAAGAGCCTAATGAAGGCAATGCTTAT